AGAATATGGACTGGTTCCGGGGGCAGGTCGCGCCGGAGAAGCAGGTCAGGATCACTGCCGAGATCTCAGTCGCCCAGAGCAAAGTAGAGCGTTACCGCCAGGCACTCCAGGCGCTGGGCTGCTCTGTGAAAATCGAATAATGATTATCCCCGGGGCGTTGGCTCCGGGGAATTCGTTATTTTGCATAAAACAGGGCTTGAATTTTTTGGCAGTTGCATTTACCCTACTTGTCACGATAAAAACAGTTTTAACGCCAAACTTGACACCCATGTTGACACCCATACTTGCGAAAAAATACGCAAAAATGTGGTAAAATACATTCGTTGCGCGTCGCGATTCCGGATAGCAAAAATCCCCGTCAAAAAGCTAATCAAGCCATTTGGCGGGGATTAAGTCTTTGGAGCGGATAATGGGAGTCGAACCCGTATTCAATGGCTTTGCTATCGCGTTAATGGACTATGTGTTGTCTATTGTGTTGTCTAGCTTACTGTAGTTCTTGCAGAAATCGTCCATTTTGTTGCGAATTTTATTTGCATATTCTTCCATCGCAGAGCCAAAAACGTGCTGATAAACCTGTTCAATCATTCGCGTACTCGAATGTCCCATTATCTCTGCAATGTACTTTTGCGGCATTCCGATAAGCAGACACTTGCTGGCATAGTGGTGGCGCAACGCATGGAAATTCATATTTTCATCAAATCCGTTTTTGTCACGGAACCGTATCCAGTTGTTACAGATGTTTATACTTCTCATGGCTACTACCCTGCCATCTTCATCAGCGGCTTTACAAAGTATATTTGCAAACGCTTTACTAATAGGGATTTTGCGATATCCCGCATAGCTTTTCGGCGCTTTCTTCTGATATACGCCGTTTTCATCAAGCACATAGGCTTCTGTGACCATAATATAGTCATCGTGAACATTGCTGATATTCAGGGCTGTTATTTCGCTCTCACGCAAACCACATTGTGTCGCAAGAAGAAAAGGAATCTCCAACGGATTGCCGTGTATCAGTTCGGCTATCTGACTTATCTCTTTTTCATCTGGAACATAGATATCGCTTAGTTCCTTTTGCGGCAGAGTAGTTTTTATGGTGAATCCCGGTCTATTGTTTTGTAAAATGGAAGATAGTAAGCCGTGCACGTTTCTGCAAGTTTTAGGGCTATGAGTTTTGGCATATTCGTTCATGAACTTTTGCAGTTCAATTTGAGATATTTCATCTATCGGTCGGTTTTGCAGTTCCGACAGCGCATTACGTTGTACAGAACGATATCCCCTGATGGTTGACGGTGAACACACCGCCGTCCTGCTGACGATGTATTCTTCCAGCGCTTCGCCGAGTGTTTTGGTTTCCGCCTTTTCCTTGACCTCTTTCAAATCTGCTTCGGCTTGCGCTATCTGGCGCAGAAGTTCGTTTTTGTCCCTGCCGGAAAAACGCTGGTATTTCTTCTTCCCGTCCGCGCCCTTTCCTAGATAGACTTGTATCGAGTACCACTTATACCGTTTGACCCGCCCGTTGACCTTTTCGGAGCGGGTTTCTTCTTTAAAGTTGTAATCTGCCATGATTATCTCCTTAAAAGCAATGCTTACATGGTTCGTAACCGTTTGCTTCGGCTTCTGATATCGTCATTCCCACAATGTCTGCCCTGCCCTCTACGTGGTAACAATCCGGCTTGTGGTATTTAGTGCCGTGTGGTGTAACATAAACAACTTCGGACTGTGGGTCGTCCTGGGCGGGTGTGGTTGAAGCTGACGTAGAAGCGGCGCTTGACACTGGCACAGTTGTTGACGATGTGCTACTTGATGTGGCTGTTGTCGTGACCGTGCTTTCCCCCGGCTTCTGGGTTTCTGACGGAGATTCCGACGAGCTGTTATAATCATCTGGCACAACAGGAAGCGAATTGTTATTCTTTATTGAAAGCAATGCCATGCAAATTACAAAGCCTGCCGCAAAGCAAGCAATATATTTAAGCCACGAAAAGTTGTGACGTTTGGGCTGATTGAAATTTATGCGGTCGCAAAGAAGCTTCTGCGTTTCTGTCACAGGTGCGCCGGATTTCACGTTTTCAAAGTGCTCCAAAGCTTGGTCTGTCGTGAGCAAGCCGGTTTTCAGGAGTTCGTTCACGGAGGATATTCCCAGCTTATTCATTACACATGCTGGGGCAAGCATTTCCGTGGCGAAATCATCGGCTTCGCTCTCCTGCATGGCTGTTGTGCTTGCGTCACGGCTCGCCCCGATTATAGCGCGGTCAGACGTGTGATTAAGGACAATGTGCCCGAACTCATGGCAGATGAACTGCACTTTCAAATCATACGGCAGTTCTTCATCGTACAGAATTATTACTTTGCCGTCCCAGCGTATAGTGAACGCAGGAAAATGCTTCGCTTTTTCGCTTGTACCAGTAGCTTCAAGTATTTTTTCGGAATGCTGATAAGAAGACAGCAGCCAGTTGGAGCGGACAGCAATTTTTCTCAGCGTATCCATTGTTAACGGCAGTTCCGTCACTTCGCCCTTTACAAGAAATTTGTCTGCTTCGGCAAGAATGTTGCGCTTCGTCATGGTGAGATTACCTCCAAAATAGATTTTATGCTTCTATTTTGCGACATAATCCGACAAGACTTGCAAAGTAATTAATGCCAATTAATATTTTTTCTTGATTTGTTCGTTCAATTCTTCGAATGCTTCTGATACCGCGCTATCCGTTTTAGCCTTATCGGCAACCGCAGTGAAGTGACCGCCCTTGGCTGCTACGCTGATGTCTTGGTGCTCGTCCTGATTGAGACCGAGAATGTAATCAATAGAGGGCTGCGCCGCCGGGCAGTTCCGGTAGGCTAAAGCTACAGCGATTTCGCGTTCGCTTAACTTAGCTGCTGTAGAAGTACCTGCTCCGTTCAATGGTAAGGGTTCTTTTGCGCAAGGAATGACTTTGCTATCAGCGTAATAAGTTCCGGTTAAATTCGCCGATTTTTCTCCGAATAGTTTTAACAATTCTTTGTATTCTGAAGAGCCTTTTTTCGGGAAACAGTTATTTTCCTGCTTTATAAACGCCGATGCATATTCTTCAAAGGAGCGATTGAGGTCATAATCAAGCGCCTCTATTGCTCTGGAAAAATATCCTTTTAGCAATGCCGTATAATACGTTATTTTCTTCTCCAAACTAATCTCTTTGTCTGATAGCAGATCATAAACTTTACTTTTACAGTTTGCTCGGTATATGCCGTTCCAACAAAATCCGTACTTCTCGACGGCTTTTTTCCACTTTATATGCCTGTCTTGGTGTTTCTTTCGGTCGCCAGTAATACTTGGCGAGTACTGAAAGCCACATTCCGGGCATGGGATATCGTAATTCTCTTGGTCTAGAAATTCTATATTAACTAAGAAATACTGGGCTATTTTTCTCTTTACTACTGATGACAAGTCTTTTGTCCTGCCAGCGGACAGTTCGGACAGCGTGCTTCTTGAAACATTAATCTCTCTGCACAGTTGTGTGATGTTCAAATTGTTTTGAGCACATAAGCACTCGATGTTTTTGTATAGGTTGCTCATATTACACTCCTCCAAATTGTGAGAAATTCCAAAGATATCAGAACTCTGTAATTTACTATTGACAATTTCAGAAATCTGTAATATAATCTAGTTGTCAGCAAGATAACAGATTTCTGAAATAATCATTCCCGACAAATGCATTATACTACATAAATCTGTAATTGTCAAGTGAAAAGGAGGTGAAATTTTGGCTTCTGAGCGAAAAAAGCCTATTTCGGAATTCGGCTTCGTTGTTAAAATGGAGCTTTTAAAGCGCAATAAAAATCAAAATTGGCTTATAGACGAAGTAAAAAGAAAAAATCCGTCAATGTTTGTTGACAGCTCTGTCTTATATAGAGTGCTGACAGGGCAGACCAAGTCTGGCAACATCGTTGATACAATTAAAGAAGTATTGGGAATTTCTTGATTCCGCCGCATGTACTCTGAGTTTGATTTCCTAGGCAGGAGGTGATTAAATTGGACACAAAAAAGTGCCCCGGCTGTGGAAAAGAAATCCCAACCAGCGCAAACTTCTGCACGCACTGCGGCAAAAAGCTGAACGCGGTTTGCAATTGCTGGGTAAAAGAAAAGCCCTATAACTGCGGGCTGGATAAATGTCCGGGTATAAGGCTGTTCTTGATTGAGAAGAAAAGGCTAAAGTCCTAGCATGATTTTAGCCGCTTCACATGCCATGGATACAGCAAATTTTGAAAACGCGTCTTGGGTAAATTTACCGACGTGGTCCATAGCTTTCTTAAAGCGAAGCACGGCGAGAGATGTTCTAGGAGTTTCTGAAATAATGTCTGGCAAGGACTTTTTCAGATTTTCCTTTTCATCAGTGCTAAGACGATCTTCTTCGTCAATGACCATTCTCGTACTTTCCAATGCGTCCTCTGTCCACGGATATGGAGAACCGCAATTGTAGCAATATGCAGGCGCAGGACTATCATCGGGTCTTAAATCTAGCAGCTTATCCATTTCGTATTTCCCACGAATGATTTCGCCGCATTTTAAGCACCGACAAATCGTTTCGGCGCCACAAAGCTGGCAGAACTTATCGCCGGTCGAAGAAGTATCTTTGACACGTCTGCTAATCACATGTCCATTAAGACAGATTCGGGCAGCATTATAATATCCCATTACGCTCGCCTCCTTTCAATGCCATTATAGCACATCTGGGAGCGAAATGCAATATGGGATATCAGCAATTTAAAATTCAGAACACGAAACAGGCAGGAGGTGAACAAATGGAAATCGCAACAATGATAATCTGCTGTCTTGTATGCCTTATCGCGAATTTCATCGTTGTAATGTTAGCGATGATCGCCGCATTAAAGGCAACGAGCAACACACTTGTTTCTGTAATCGAGGCATGCGAAAAGGCTGACAAGAACAAGATATTCATGGAAGCGTGGCACGAACACACCAAGTAAGCAGAACCCACGACAAAACAGGAGGATTTTATGACCAATGAAAAGAAACAGCAGATAATCGAACTGCTGAAAGACAAGGAAGTTGCCGATTCAATCGGCGTGATGTCCGAGGGGCTGGTGAAGCTTTTCGAGAGTATTCCGGCGGACGAGCCGGAGGAGAAGAAGCCGTATGACCCAGGGTTCTGGATGCCGAAAGCTGACGAGCGGTATTATGAAGCCTATGTCGGCAAAGACATGATTTACGGACTTGGCGTGGGAGCGGAGAACGGTGTAGCCTACCCAGACAATTGCTGGAAAACCAGCGAACGCGCAATTCAGGTCGGGAAGAAAATAAAGTTTCTCATGCTGGTTGAGCGGATACGCGATGTAGTGAGAAGGCGCCCTGTAGATGGACTGTCTGACGGCTTATGGGTAATTACCGTTAACGAAGGCAACTTTGACTACGTGGGAGTTGATGAGTTACATGGTAGACCTTATGCAAGTTCTTTGTTTTCTGGCAGCGATATAGCCCAGAAAGCCTGCGACATTCTCAACAAAATGAAAGCCGACGGTCAGCTCGACTGGCTTTTCAAGTAAGGCGGTGGACGAATGAACACACTGACATTCACCGTCCCGAACGTCCGGGAGCCGCAGTACCGCGACAAGCGCACCATTATCCGGATAACGCCAAAGGCGTATAACATTCTGGAAGATATTTCGGCGCGCACAGGGCTTGCGCTCTCATACATCGCAAGCGAGATGATAGTCTACGCAAACCAGCACACGGAAATCATTCCGGCATACAAGGAGGAAGAAAACGATGATTAAGGTCGAATCACACAACGGCAAAGCACATACTTCAATTGGGGGCAACGCAGTAACCATCATGGCAGAAACATGCTCGGTTATTCGCGCACTTGGCTCTCTCATGGCGGAGAATAGCAGCATGACATACCGTCAGGCAGTCACGAAGATTCTCACGCTTATCACTATAGCTTTGCAGGAGACTTCCGATGAGGGCTAACGTGGACAAAACCGGGAAGAACATCATGACGAACATTTCCCTGCTGTGTGCGGCACGCGGAAAGACCCGGGACGACATCATGCGCATAGCGGGTATTAATTCCCGCAACACTTTCAGCTCCCGCCATGACAAGCCCGGCAACTGGACGCTGGGACAGCTTGTCCACATCGCGGCTTATTTCAATGTAACGCTGGAGTGGCTTTTATCTGAACACTCCGTGGAGGCGAAAAGCGATGAGAACTAGATTCTATATCGACATCGAGCAGGCGAAAGCGCGGATAAGCGAAATCGGGCTTACTAATGCCGCGCGGGAACTCAACATCAGACCTGGCACGCTGGCAAACCGCATCAGCGGCAAAACAAAGAATCCCGAGAAGCTTGACATGGAAATATGCCAGCCGCCGCACAGCTGCTTCGAGTGTCCTTACTCAGACTGCATACGGAACGGCAGGAGATTTATAACCAGCCCCACAAAGGAAGAAGTGGAGTTTATCCACAATTCCGGGATATTCAAGTATGGAGGTAATCTGAATGCTGAAACATGTTGATGAGTGCGTAGGCTGCCCGCCGGAAAAAGGCTGCTTGGGTAGTGCATGCCCGAATCGCAATGTTCCGCGCTGGTTCTGCGATGAATGCGGAAACGAATTCGAACGTGAAGAACTCAGAGTTTTCAATGGCAAGGATCTTTGCTATGACTGCCTCTGTGAGGAAGTGTGGTTCAGCGCCGAGGAACCGGAGGACGAATCGTGAAGATAAACGTTGAACAGACGATAAAACGCCGGATATCCGAGAAGATATCCGCTGAGATGGATCTCAAGCGCACGACATGGGAGATACTCACGCTGGAAGCGCTCCACAATGAGTTTGGGTTCGGAATGGACAGGCTGAAAAGGTTCACGGACGCGCTACAGGCAAGCTACGATGAGTACACGCGGCAGGCTGAACTTACAGACACATACAAGAGTTTTAAAGCCACAAACGATGATGCCGCGCTGATAAACGCTATACGCGGTCTGCGCTCCTATGGGATAGACTACCGCAAGCTGCTGAATGTCGAGGGGCTGTTCTTCGATGTTGACGGCAAAAAGGTGTCCGTGGACGCGATGATCGAGAAGATGGAGGAACGATGAAAGTTTTACCCTACATAATTGCGATGTTCGCGGGCTTGTTCGCGCGGACGATAGCTGCTTCACTTGGTGGCATAGAGGGTTACACAATGGACGGGCACGATTTCCTGCTCATGCTCCTGGCGATAGTTGCTGTCTGGAGCTTCAAGGGCGCGTTCATGCCGAAAAGAAAGAGGGTGAGCGGACGTGACAACAGAAGATAAAAGGCACGTCCTAACAGATATGTGCCATGGTTTCAAAAAGTGCGGCGAGTGCAATATTGGTCGCGCCGGGCTTGACGAACTTTGCTCTTCATTTCCCTTTGATGTCATGAACGGCAGAAGTGTAGACCTGTTTTACAGCACTGCTTTCCCGGAAAACGTTCCCGCTGATTCTGAACCGGATAACGTCAACCACCCCGCGCACTATCAGGGTGCGCATGAATGCATTGAGGTAATGCAGGCGATGTTCGGCATTGAAGACGTCAAGGCGTTCTGCCGCTGCAACGCGTTCAAGTACCGCTTTCGCGCTGACAGGAAGAACGGCGAGGAGGATATCAAGAAAGCGGAGTGGTATGAGGATTACCTCATAAAGCTGGAGGGCAGCAATGATAAAGATTGAAAACATCGAGGTTTTCGGCTGGGAAGCCGCGATAAGGGGCATGAGAAACCCGCTGAACAGTTGGGATAAGTCGGACAGCATAAAGGACGTTGACACAGGCAGAATTGCTATCGGCGGCAATGACCTCGCGCTCATGAAGAAGCTGTGCAGGGCAGGCACAGACCACCGGAAATTCATGCGCATGATAAGCACTACCTGTGATATCATAGCGCCGAGATATTGGTGGGCTGAGTTCGACACTTACAAGGTCGGCACGGTGCGGAACAGCTGCTCTACCATGCACACTATCATGAGCAAAGAGTTTGCGCCTGATGACTTCTCCCACGAGCATTTTATAGGCAATTCGCCCGAAGTGATGAATGAAATCATCGGCGTGCTGAATATGTGGCGCGAATGCTATATTCAGCTTGACAAAAGCGGCGGAGATTTAAGCGATTTGAAAACGTGCTGGTGGCAGATAATCCAGCTTCTTCCGCAGAGTTACAACCAGCGGGCAACTGTTCAGATGAACTATGAGGTACTCGCCAATATGTACCACAGCCGCAAGAACCACAAACTGGACGAATGGCACGAATTTTGCAAGTGGGTGGAAAGCCTGCCGCACAGCGAGCTGATAACAGGTGGCAGCAATAGCAAGGAGGATAAGTGATAACAGTAAACGAGTTGTTTTCCGGTATAGGAGCACAGAGAGCCGCGCTTGAACGCGCCGGAATAGAACACAGAGTAGTCGGTATCTCCGAGATAGACAAGTATGCTATCAAATCGTATGAAGCTATCTACGGCGAGACCCGGAACTACGGCGATATCAGCAAGGTGGACAAGCTCGATTACGCCGATTTCTGGACGTACTCATTTCCTTGCACGGACATCTCCGTTGCAGGACAGCAAAAGGGCATTGTCAAGGGCGAGACCCGCAGCGGACTGCTGTACGAGGTTCAGCGGCTGTTAGAGGTCGCTGTACACACACACACACACAACCGAAGTGGCTCATGCTTGAAAATGTGAAGAATCTGGTCGGGAAGAAGTTCAGAGCGCAGTTCGACGAGTGGTGCGATTGGCTTGACGGTATCGGCTACAATACATACTGGCAGGTGCTGAACGCAAAGGATTACGGCGTGCCGCAGAACAGAGAGCGTGTGTTTGCCGTGTCTGTCCGCAAAGATATAGACGATGGCAATTTCCGATTTCCGGATAAGAAGTTTCTTGACATCAGGCTCAAAGACATTTTGGAGGACGAGGTTGACGAAAAGTATTACCTTTCGGATAAAATCCTTCGGGGTTTCAAAGCGCACAACGAAAGGCACGCTGAAAAAGGCACCGGTTTTATATTCAAACCCAGAGATACTGACGGAATCGCTTCAACGATTCGTGCAAACTCATCTCTGTGCCCGACTGATAACGCGGTATGCATTCAAGCGGGCAGTCTGAACCACTATAACGGTGCAATGGTGGCAAACGATTCTCGCATTCGCAGGCTCACGCCGCTTGAGTGCTGGCGGCTCATGGGCTTCACAGATGAAGCGTTCCGCAAGGCTGAGGCAGTGTGTTCGAACAGCCAGCTGTACAAGCAGGCAGGCAACAGCATAGTCGTTGATGCGCTTGTGGGAATATTCAAAAATCTATTCAGGGAGGACTAAATGGCAGAAACAAGCAAGATATATTCGGCTCTGTCGGCGATAATGTCGGAGTGCCCGGCGATAAGCAAGAGCCAGAAGAACCAGCAGCAGGGGTTCATGTATCGCGGCGTTGACATTGTGATGAACGTACTCCAGCCGCTGATGATAAAGCACAAGGTGTTCGCGGTTCCGGAAGTGCTGGACAGCCAGCGTCAGGAACGCGTAACGGCAAAGGGCGGCACGCTAAATTACACCATACTCCGGGTGAAGTACACATTCTATGCGGAAGACGGTTCGAGCGTTTCAGCGGTCGTTCAGGGTGAGGGCATGGACAGCGCGGACAAGTCCAGCAATAAGGCTATGTCGGTGGCATTCAAGTACGCGTGCTTCCAGGTGCTGTGCATTCCCACGGAGGAAATGAAAGATCCTGACGCGGAAACACCGCCGCATAACTCGGCAGTCCTCCAGTGTGCCGACTGCGGAGCGGCTATCAAGGGTTCCGGAGCGTTCAACGCGCAGCAGATAGCGCAGAGGGCGGTCGATATGTTCGGCAGGCAGCTTTGCGTTGAGTGCGCGAAGAAAGCAAAGGAGGGCGCGGGAAATGGCTGACGCGTTCAAGGCGATTTACAAGTGCCGCTTATGTGGCGAAGTCTATACTTCTCTCTTTATGAACGGAAAAGGTGCGGTAATAGCGTCAGCATGCCGTTCGTTGGAATCATTAAGAGAAATCCCCGCCGGGGGCCCTTTTGCGGCAATGAACGACTTACACATATGCAAGGACTGCAGCGTTGGAATATCTGATTTTGTGGGGTGGAAGCGCGAATGATACTCGACAACACCACCTACTACACTCCCGAAGCCAACGCGGAATACATGAGCTGTTCGCAGTTCAAGGCGTTCCTGCACTGCGAAGCCGCCGCAATGGCTGAACTCACCGGGGAAAGCCGTCGCGAGGACACTACGGCGCTGCTGACCGGCTCTTACGTTGACGCGTTCTACGAGGGAACGCTTGACCAGTTCCGCGAACAGCACCCCGAACTTTTCAAGAAGGACGGCACTCTGAAAGCGGAATACCAGACTGCCGAAAGTGCTATCGAACGCACCGAAGCAGACCCGCTTTTCACCGAGTACATGAGCGGCGAGAAGCAGCGGATATTCACCGGGGAAATCGGCGGTGTTCCTTACAAAATCAAGGTTGACAGCTACCGCGAACACCTGATGATAGTTGACCTGAAATGCGTCCGTGACTTCGAACCGGTATGGAATGCGGAAACGCGCCGCAAGGAGCACTTCATCGAATACTGGGGATATCACACCCAGGGCGCTATCTACCGCGAAATAGTCAGGCAGAACACTGGGGAAACACTCCCCTTTTACATTGCGGCGGTCACAAAGGAAAAGTCCCCGGACATCGAGATTTTCAGCGTGCCGGACGAAGCACTTGACGAACAGCTTGAAGTCGTAGAGCAGCTGTCCCCCAGATTCAGCCTTGTAAAGCATGGCGTATTCGCACCGCAGCGGTGCGGGAAATGCGCTTACTGCCGCGCAACAAAGGTGCTGACTGCGCCTGTTGACTACCGCACAGATAACACAGAGCCATTCTGATTGCAGTGTTTTGCAGTTATCAGAAATCTATAATTCAGGAGGAAAAACATGGTATATCCGCAGATGAATCACATCGAACGCCCGGAGGGAATAATCATCAGCAGCGCTATCCAGGTAGACGTTGACGGCAATAAGCGTACATACTCCGCTGTTCCCGGCGGGACGCTCGGCAGCGTGATAGACGACACCACGGCACTCAGCGAGTATGTCGGTACAGAGAAGACCACATACCTTTTCTGCACAGACGGAAAGCTGTATGTTTACCAGAAATCAGCGAGATTCGGCTGGGGCTGGTGCAGGATTGACATAGGAAAGATTTGACACAGGAGGAACACACAATGACAAAGGTACATGTAAAGCTAACATTCACGGACGACCTGCTCGGAACATCTTCCGGCAACCCGGAGCTCCACCGCGAGTTCATCGCCAGCAAGGCACCTGACGCGGCAAAGATGGAGGAAGAAGTTGCTTCACTCGGCGTTGAAGCCGTTGAGGAGAAGTCCATGACCGTATTCCCGAAGATGGCTGACGGCACGCCTTATCTCTGGGATTACCAGATCCGTGGATTCTTCAAGGAGATATGCGGCGCGATGAGAGGAATCCCCGGAACGAAGTCCAGCAAGGTGAAAGCATACAAAAAGAAAGTCGATAACACGATTTTCGTTGAACCGCGCGAGATACCTCTGGACCTCCACGGCATGAAGATAGCTGACTGCCAGCGCCCGCTCCGCGCTTCCACTATGCAGGGCGAGAGAATCGCGCTTGCGAACAGCGAGGTCTGCCCGCAGGGGACAACTTGCGAGTTCGACGTTCTCTGCATGGTCGATGAAGATGCCGATATGCTCCGCGAGTGGCTGGAGTACGGCAAATACAAGGGTATAGGTCAATGGAGAAACTCCGGCAAGGGCAGATTCGAATTTACGTTCCAGGTGCCCTGAGCGAGGGTACGGCAGAGCCGCGGCTTGCGGGGCAATACCACGGCATAGTCACGCAAGCCGGAGCAGCGCAGAGGCAAAGCCAGGTGGTGAGCTGCTTTGAAAAGCGATGGCTGTGTTTAGTAAAGCTGAGGTATAGCAATGAAGAGCGTGGAATAGAACCGCAACGGCAGGGTACTATGCGGCGTGGCAAAGGCAATGTCAAGCGTTGAACAGCGGGGCAATGGCACAGCTACGAGCTGCCGGGCATTGCAAACGCATAGTTTCGCTTCTCAACGCCGTCCATAGCACAGCTAGGGCGAAGTTGAGCGGAGCAAAGAATAGTGCGGCAGCGGCAATGTGTAGACAAGCATGACTAAGCAATGGTATAGTGTGGCGTGGCACAGTTCAGTAGTGCAACGGCAAGGTTCAGCAGCGCTAAACGTAGCGAAGCAAAGGCAGCGCTGAGTGCTGCAAAGCAACGCCAAGGCAATGTACGCGAATCCGAGCATTGCAGCGGCGAGGAATGGCACTGTATGGCAAGGCAATGGCTATGCGCGGATTAGCCATGCAAGGGCGAGGCGAAGCATAGAACAACAAGGGAACGGCAAAGCAAATTAGCGCGATGGCAAGGCTGAGTTGCGAAACGCTCCGCGTTGTGAAGCAACGGCACTGCATGTCACGGTTCGGCAAGGGCATAGCATTACACTGCTAGGCGTTCCATTGAATGGCAAAGCAAAGATTATTTTTCAACAAAGGAGAACAAAATGTTCAACAAAATGATTCTCATGGGTCGCCTTGTGGCTGACCCCGAACTCAAAACCACTCCGCAGGGAGTGACCGTCTGCACATTCCGCATTGCGGTTGACCGCAGATTCCAGAAGCAGGGTGAAGAAAAGAAGCCCGACTTCTTCAACATCGTGGCGTGGAGACAAACCGGAGAGTTTGTCCAGAAGTACTTCGGCAAGGGTCGCATGATACTTGTCGAGGGTGAAATGACTACCCGCCCCTACACCGACAAGAACGGTAATCCGGCGACCTGGTATGAAGTCATCGCCGACCATGTTTCATTCACCGGAGAGAAGCGCGAGGACGGCGGCAATACCTCCAGACCCGCGCAGGGACAGCCGCCCGTGCCGAGTGCTCCGGCTGAAAATCCGGCGGCGAGCAATGACGACTATCCGTTCTGAGGAGGAACAACGCAATGAATGGAATGGAAAAATTACTAAGCAGAACACTGAGAGTTTTCGCAAAGGAAGTCCACGAGAACGCAGTAAACCACGGCTGGTATGAGGAGGAGCGCAGCTTCGCCGAACTGATAGCGCTCTGCCACCAGGAGCTTTCCGAAGCGCTGGAGGAATACCGCAAGGGACATCAGCCGAACGAGACCTACTACAGCGATGGCGGCAAGCCGGAGGGGATTCCCTCCGAGCTGGCTGACGTGATTATCCGCATACTGGATATGTGCGGAAAGTACGGCATTGATATCGGCGCGATGATTGCTGAGAAGCATGAGTTCAACAAGACTAGACCGTATAAGCACGGGGGTAAGGTGATATGACGCGTGAGATACTTTTCAGAGGAAAGCGGACAGATAACGGCGAGTGGGTCGAGGGCTTCTACTCTTGCGTCCTTGATACGCATTATATCATAACAGGACGTTTTGACAGCCTTACGAATGGTATAATCAACAGTGAAGCGTACAAAGTTGACCCCTCGACAGTCGGTCAGTTCACCGGGCTGACAGACCGCAACGGCGTGAAGATTTTCGAGGGGGATATAGTTCGACACGAAGATGCCGTGTCATACATCGTGTGGAATCCTGATAATTTGCGGTTTGAGTTCGCATATAAAGGCAATTTCAGAGAATCCATACGCGCAAAGCTCGTAACTGTTTGGGGTATTGAAGACCTCGGCAACATCTACGACAACCCGGAACTGCTGTAGGTGAGCGAATGAGCAAAACCAAATACGCAGACAGTACGTTGAAAAGCTGGACAAAGGACGAACTTATACACCAGATACGGATTCTGGAGCGTAATCTTGCGGTAAAGCAGAAGCTGGTCAACAATCAGGCGAAGCTGATTGAAACGTATGTGTCACTGGTACAATGCGGTGAGGACGCAGAAGCGCAATTCAAGGCGGACACAGACGATGAACTGATAAAATGCGCATTTGGAGTATCGCCGAGCACACTGACAGACCGGGAGAAGCGTATTATCGTTTTGCGCTATGGGCTTGCCACCAATGGCGCAAAGTGTACTTACGAAGAAATCGGGAAACAGTTCGGCGTAACGCGTGAGCGCATACGTCAGCTGGAAGCAAAAGCTCTCAACAAGCTGAAAATTTTGAAGCAAAGGAGGCACGACGAATGAGTGAGTACATAGACAAGAACGAAGCGGTTGGTGAGGGCTATCTGGCTGACTGGTATATCCATTCAGTTGCTGAATACGGCGATGAAAAACTGAATGAACCTCGATGGACGGAAAAGCACATCGAGGAACTAACACAGGATTTCATCGTTATTCCGAAAGACACTCCAGCCGCCGATGTCGCTCAGGTGGTTCACGGCAAGTGGAACGGTTGGCACGGCGACAAGATGGTTGATGAGGAAACGCAGCACAAGTATCGCTATTACGAGTGCTCAGAGTGCCGCAGGAGAAGCGCTGTAAAGTCGAGGTTTTGTCCAAACTGCGGCGCTAAGATGGACGGCAAGGGACGGCAGAACAATGAATAACGTAGATGTAGTGTTCGTTCGAAAGGACGAAGGGGTGCCAGAAGAAATGGTGAAGCAGCTCCCGAACTGCCCTGTATGCGGAGCAAAGGCGTATCTTCAAGGCAATACAGTTGACGGGCTTTGGTTTGGATGGTCTATAGGCTGTCCGAGATATTGCCTTAATGACGGAATACACGGGCATGACCTGAACACTCCGCAGGAGGAATATCTTGCAGAACATGGATTTGCGACAAAAGAGCAAGCAGTCGCATGGTGGGAAAAGCGGGTTAAATTGAACGGAGGCGTAACTAATGGCGAGGATAATTGAAATTGAAATCGGCTGTTGCGGTGAATGCCCATATTACAACATGAAAAAGCACAAATGCCAGCGTGGCGCAGTTGACGAGGGCGATCCGAGGGAACATTTTTTCAGGGACTGTCCGCTATCCTGGCGTGAGATTTCTGAAAACGATATGGACGGAGGTGATAACATCATGAATACAAACCCTGAATGCTTTACGCCAGAGGGAAACAATCCATACCCGCTGTGTACTGGTAAGGATATGCCGGAATGCGAAAACTGTCAGCTTCGCGCTGGCTGGAACGGAGGCGACACAGATGAAGATGAGGGTTGATGAGGTGTTACACGCAGCGCATTGCGCTCCTGCAATGTACGAGAGAACGCCCGAAGATATACGCTGCAAAATCTGCGGGAGACGGCTTAAAACCTACTATGCAGAGGAAAGGCTGTATGCTGTGAAATGCTCGTGCTGTGACTATGTGGGGCTTGTAAAAGCTAAAAGCCCGTCAGAAGCTGCAAAGGTTTTCGGAACAAAGGACGGAGGTGACACCGAATGACCGCGACAAAAGAATTTGACTTCATAAAAGAGTATATCAAAGAAAACGATCTTGGTAACACAATCTGCCTAGAACAGTTACGGTGCCTGTGGACTGCATACTGCCTCCACAATCGCTATGAATGCGATACCTCATCATATGATCATGAGCTTGATGAACTCTGGACAGAAGTATGCGATTTAGATATAGAATGGCTTCCCGATGACAAAAGCTATAAAGGCTTTGATTTGTTCATGGGATATTTGCTAAGTTGAGAAAGGAAAACATAATGTCTGAAACCGAATTAGAATTAAAGCCCTGCCCGTTCTGCGGGGGCGAGGCATATTACAGAACACCTACACACTTAAAAGGGACCGCTTTCGATGTAATGACGGTCGAATGCAAACAATGCGGCGCCTCGCCGTACGCGGTAGAAGTTTATGAAAATGATACCGAAGAAAACAAACGTAAGACAATTGCTGAGTTTTGGAACAGGAGGGTTGATAATGGCTAAAGTAAAATGCAGGTCGTGCGATATCTGCGGCGAGATGAACGCCAAAGATGGATTTATGCTCAAGGCTAAACGCATGGAATCTCACAAAGTAAGAGATATGCTCGGGTATATAATAGGCGTAAAATACAAGTGGTCAAGAATCGACATTTGCGAAAGCTGCTATAATGAGATAGTCAGAAGCTGCCACCGGATCCGTCGCGAACAGAAGGAGGGCTGATACTGATGGCCGAATTTATTGAACTTCATTACGCTTGGGGCGGGAAAATCATCGAGAAGATGATGAACACAAACACAATAGGTTCTGTAACAAAGCGTTCTGACGGTGGCGCAATAATCTATATAGAGCGCGACAGCATAGGTCAGGACGACACTATCGAGCCGCTGGAAACCTACAGCACCATTCGCAGTCTTCTGCTCGATGTACGGAGATATACAGATGAAACCACACCCTAACCCCTGCCCCAAAGCCGACCGTTGCATACACGCTGCGGAGTGTATCTGCTACGACACATTCCGCGGCGAATACCTCTGCTTTGACAGCGGGGCGTATTCGGACTACGGCAAAAAAGGGCGTAGGAACTAAGCCGAAGCCCAAAAAGAAAAGGAGGAAATGGTGAGCATATACAGAAGATTGTGTTGCGCCAAATGCGGAAAACGCCCGATAGTCGAGCGTGAAAGGCTAACACATTTAGCCGGAGGAGGTAAGCGCAATTATTGCCGTGTAAGATGTTCGTGTGGTAACGCTACGCCGTGGGTATATGGCATATACCATCACGACCCGAAAGCACGCGCAATATCCGTGTGGAACAAACTCAACACACCCGGTACAGCGTGGCACGTTATCAACGGAAGCCTTATTCGCAGGACAAAGGAGAATCAGCATGCCAATTGACAAGAAAACGTTCCTGAAATCCGTTATAATCCTGCACGACACGCGCGAGCAGAAGAACGCGCACATCATCGAAGCGCTGGACAAGCTCGGTATCAGGCACGAGGAACGCAAGTTAGACTACGGCGATTATTCGTTCATGGCAGAGGGGCGCGACTTTTCTATGTCCTGTGTTGTGGAGCGCAAGGCGAACGTGGACGAGATATACAACAACGTTACCAGCGACCGGGGGCGCATTGAAAAGGAGCTGTACAGCGCCGCACAGCTTGCAAAGCAGCTCACGCTGTTTATCGAGGGTGTAGGTAGCTGGGAAGCGCTCAAAGTATACCGTGTTCCCGAATGGCAGATGAAAGCAAGCCCACAGCGCGTGAAGTCCGACATCGGCTCAATGGTGTACAGCACCATCAAAGCGTGGCAGACCGGGAGCAGATATCATTTCGATGTGCAGTTCATCGAGGACAAACAACAGACCGCCGCGCGAATACTCGAGGTGTTTTATTACTACTGGCGAAGCTACAAGGAAATGACGGCGGCAAGAAAGGAGTGATATCGTGGATATCGAAAAGGCAAGTCAGCTGCTCGGTGATGACGTCGGCGCTGAAACTGCCAAAACCATGAGCGACTTGTATCCGGATATCACCGAATACACGCGCGATGACTTTCTGAACAGCGAGAAGCCCTATGAGTTTCTCTATATGTTCAAGGACGACAAGTTCAAGCAGAAGCGCCTGCTTGCCGAAATGACCGACCAGGCGAAGAAGTGCAAGGTCACGAACTTTCCCACGCTGTACAAGGCTTTTGCTGAGAGCCGAAAGGACGTTGCAGACGACCTCGGGAACTACACAAACTTTCCGCTGCAGCCTGCGACGCTCCCCTGCGGCAAGTGGGTGTGTGACGCTTCCGGCGTTCGCACACAGGGCGAGAAAGGCGTGCTTGTATGGGCTTGCCCTCACCCGATAATGCCCGTTGCACGGTACACCAATATCGACACGGGCGAAGAAAAAATCAAGCTTGCGTACTACAAAGGCAAATTCTGGCGCGAACTCATTGTTGACCGCACGACTATTTCAGTTGCAAACAAGATAACGGAGCTTTCAAAGCCCGGTGTTGTCGTGACCTCTGAAACAGCCCGGAACTTAGTCAACTATCTCTATGATGTGGAGCAGCTTTCAGGCGACTTACTGCCGGAAGTTGAGTGCGTGACCCGGCTTGGCTGGATAAAGCGCGGCGAAGAAACCGAATTCGCACCATACACTGACGGTCTGACATTCGATGGCGAAATGGAATACAAGAAGCGCTATGACAGCGTTAAACGACATGGCAAAGCTGCAGATATGGACAAGTGGATAGACTTCATCAACAAGAATATCCGCAGGAACAACGTCCCGGCGCGCTTGGTGTTTGCCGCTTCCCTTGCTTCCGTGCTCGTGAAACCGCTTGGCTGTAACTGCTTCTGGCTGCACCTCTGGGGCGAGACTGAGAGCGCAAAGACCGTGCTTGCGATGTGTGCAGCTTCCTGCTGGGGAAATCCGGAACTGGGAGCGTACATATCAACATTCAACTCCACCTATGTTGGCATGGAGAAAACTGCCGCGTTCTATAACTCTCTGCCATATATTGTTGACGAATTACAGATAGTAGATAGCCGCCGGGAGATGGACAACACGATCTATATGCTGACAGAGGGCTGCGGGCGCACACGCGGCAACAAAATGGGTGGCATAGACAACACGTCTGAATGGCGCAACTGCGTGATATCCACCGGAGAACGCCCGATAAACTCTAACCGTTCCGGCGGCGGTTCGGTGAACCGTGTTATTGAGATAGAATGCAAGGACAAGTTCTTCGGGGACGACAGCCGCCCGGAGTTTGACAGCCCGCGTGATGTCGCAAATTTCGTGAAATCCGTCTACGGATTCTTCGGGCAGATGTTTGTCAACGAAATCATGTCCGAGGGCGTTATGGAGCGCCTGGAGGAGAAATTCAAGGCGTTTTCGGACGAGCTTGTCAGACAGTACAACATCGCGCAGAAGCAGGCGCAGTCCGGCGCGCTTATACTCACCGCCGACTGGCTGATAACCGAGAATTATCTTGACGGACCCGCGCTGACTGCCGCTGACATTGCGCCCTATCTCAAATCCAAGGACGACGTGAGCGTGAATAAGCGTGCTTACGAGTATGTCTGCGAGTACATCACGCAGAATCAGAATAAGTTCGGGCTGACCGAGAAGAACATGGAGATCTGGGGCGAATTCTGCGATGACACCGTGTACATAATCAAGCTGAAATTCGAGCAGATATGCAGCGAGGGCGGGTTTAACCCTGCTTCCCTGCTGTCCTGGCTGGCTGACCGTGGGCTTATCAGGCGCACCGACAAGAAGCACATGACTGTTCTGAAAAAGATTGGAAGCGTGCCAACAAGGTGCGTTCACCTGACTATGCCGTCCGAAAATGCCGACGAAGCTGATAACAGCGCCGCTGACGAGTATCCGGACTTCTAGTTTTAAGATAATGCACAAGTGAGAAAGTAACCACCGTAACCACCAAACTCAGGTACCCCCTATATGTTTTATATTTTTTATTCGTGTTTGTTTGGATATGAAATTAAAATAAATTTCTACGCGTGTAGAGAAAATAGGTGGTTACGGTGGTTACGGTGGTTACCGACCTTTGCAAACCGCATGGTTAAGCCAAATGTTTGGTAACCACTTTGTGAACACAGGCGGTTACCAAGTGGTTACCTGCACACAAACGGAGGTGTATATGAAAGGAAATGACATATTCGAGCTTGCGCGGACGCGCCAATCGCTCCCGGAGGACGCGCGGCTGTCCGCACAGGCTCTCTACACAACAGCGCGGAACATCTACAAGGCGTTCAGCATGAAAATCATCACCGCAGACCAGGCGAAGCGCGAAAAGGCGCAGGCGCTCCGCGACTATGACGCATGGGAACGCGGCGAAGCGATAGCCCACGACTATTTCAGGCGCACAGTCGCACTGCAGCAGGTGTACACGAACGCAGTCATGGGCGAATGCGAGAACTGTAAGAAGATGTTCGGCATTATGACGGGGCTTATACCGCCCCAGAACGGAGGTAATACATGAGCAAACCCAAGTACGACTATTCTGCGGTAGTCGCGGCGTACAAAGCGGACCCGACTATCGCGGACACACTCCCGGACACGCTCCGCACGCTGCTGCAGCTCCATTACATCGAGAATATGCAGTGGAGCGACGTCGCGGAAGCAATGAATTACTGCATAGAGAACATTTACCGCCTGCGCCCCATCGCGCTGGGCAGACTGGAGGGTATCATCAATGGCAAGTGAGAACGACAACAAGCCCGTAAAGCGCAAACGTCCCGGCGCGGGTAATCACAAGCCTGCCGTGAATATCGACACAACGAAACTCCCGGCAGACACCATGAGCGCTATTGTGGCCGAATGTTCTCGCGATTTCAAGCAGCCTATCGTAAAGTCTGACGAAGAATGTGTAGAACGCCTCGCTGATTTCTTCATGTATTACGCCCAGAACGGCGGATTGCCCACAGTCGAGAAAATGTGCCTGTCATTAGGCGCCGATATAAATACAGTTTTGGACTGGGGACATGGGACTAAAGGCGATACGCGTGCAGGGATCATAAAAAGGGCGAAGAACATTTTAGCCGCTATTGACGCGGATTTGGTGTTAAAAGGAATGATAAATCCGGTGGCATATATCTTCCGCGCAAAGAACTATTACGGCATGAAAGATCAGCAGGACGTTGTGGTGCAGGCAAAGAACATCTTCGGCGCTGACGTGGACAGGCAGGAAATAGAGCGCCGACTATCCGAAGAGGTTGTTGTGGAAGATACCACAGAGGACACGAAAACAGAATAGCGCGTATTTGCGCGGGAATTGCCCCTGGGACGCACGTTTGTGTTCCAGGGGTATAGTTTTATGCCTTGCGACTATTCGTTGCGTACAGAGCCGCACAGACCCCTCCAAAACGCAAATGTGCCTGCGACTATCACACACAGAGAGAATATAGAGATATACTATATCTTCTCTTTTCTTTTCTATCTACATTATTATAATATATAGGCTTCTCAGGCGACACGCGACTATTGCCGACTATCTCACGACTATTCGCCGACTATTCCGCGACTGCCCTGCGACTATTCCGGGCACGCGCAGGGAGCCGCGCGGGAATTTGCACGCAGTTCCGGAAAGAGGGCGCGCCGCTCTTATGGGCGCAAAGCCTGGCGGCAGGGCACTGGGAATGGCTGCGGGCGGCGCTAGCTCGGAGGGCAGCAGGCAGCGCCGAGGACCTGCGAGCACGGGCGAGAACGTGGGCAACGGTATCAAGGCGGCGCGGGGAATGCCTCTATTTGCGCAGGAATTGCTCTTTAAACGCACGTCTGTGCTTTAGGGGTATACCGATATACCCCCGATATAAACGCGCCGTATACGCGCGATTTCGGGGGTGTTTCGCGGTGGTGCAGAAAATCGCCCCGGAAAACGCGGGCGCACTCTGCGGGGCGGTGGGTACTCTGTGCAGGTGGGCGGCGCTCATGGGGCTGGAGGCTCGCAGGTCCTGCAGGTGCTCGGAGTATCTCCAGGGGGCGCAGCTTCCCACGGCTGGGGCTGGAGGCACTCCACCGAGCCGGAGACAGAGAAAAGCCCCGGCAGGCTTCGAGCCTATCGGGGCGGGTGTTTACTTGGAGCTTTTCGCCGCGTCAATGAGTATCAAGAGCGGCATAAGCAGAATATATAACAGGATCAAGCGCCTTCCACCTCCTCGCGTTCTATCTCCTCGCGCTCCCAGTCTTCGGGGGCGTGGGGTTGGAGGGTGACAACGCCGCCGCGCGCTATGCGTTCAATATCGCGCGTGTCGAGAGTATAGCAGACGTCAAGGCGGATATTGTGCAGGGTGTACGCCTCAACACCGCCGTATGGGTCGAGGTCCCACGGCTCGCCGATTAAGTAGGTGTCGCGCTCCTCGCACGCCCAGAGGATATTTACAAGCGTGCTCTCGGTGGTGTCGTCGTAGCGGTCGCGATGGAGCTTGATTGCTCCGGTGTTGAGTTCGGTTGCAATCATGCTATCACCTCCTTCACTGCCTTGCAGACGAGCCGCGCCGCCTGCGAGAGTGCACACGCCTGGACATCAAGCCAGATTTCGCGGCTATTGGGGTAGCGCTCGCCGTTGTGCGTGCGCTTAAGCTCGGAGGGAGTGCAGACCCGCGCGGCTATGTCGGGGTCGTAGGTGAGGGAGCAACCGCCATAACTGTACTGCTTCCAGTCCTCCGCGCCGTTGAGGAGTGCAGCGCGTACGGCTGCGGGGTCTGCGAGCTTGTCGGCGGTGAGTTCTGCGAGGTTCTCAAGCAGTTCCAGCGCGTACGCCTTTACGCCGCGCGCCCATGCGCTGCGGGCGGGTTTGTTCTCGATTGCTGTAGAAGCTGCGTTGATTATTTCTTTAGCGTTCATGGTATATACTCCATTTCTCCGAGGCTTCAGCCCCTCGGCGGCTTTGTTTTCGTTTGTGATTGTATTATAGCACGATTCCGGGCTATTGTCAATACGTTTCCGGACTATTTCAGCCCGATTTCGTATATTTGTTTAGAATAACGGAAATTCAAGATTTCTCGGTATGATGTTTTGTGCAAAATCACAACAAATGAAGCCGCCGCGCCGCCCTCGGTGCGGGAGTACTAGCAGGAGTACTATATAAAAGGGAAACAGGGACCCGCCGCGCTAGTCCTCGCCGCCCTCCGTAGGAGCGGCACGCGCCCCGCCCACCTGCCGCCGCCCTCCAGATCCGGAGAACTGCCACCGCCGGAGGGGTACCCCGGGGGGCTGCCAGGGCGACCCCGGGAGGTATCTCTTAACCTCTCGAATAATTTTTTTTCAAAAAACGCTTGACTTTCGCCCGAAAACGTGCTATAATTTAAAAAACGCAAGGAGGGGTTCGAAATGACATCTAAGGAAGCAATTAAAACCGCAATGGCGTGTAAACGGGTCACGCAAGACAAGCTTGCAAGCATGATGGGATATTGTACTTCATCGGGTATTCGCAACAGGCTTGACAGCAAAATATCTTGTGACCTGCTCATTCAAATGCTCGACTGCCTCGATTACGAAGTAGTAGTCCAGCCGAAAACGTCAGGCAAGCGCAAGGAAGGCTCGATAGTTCTCGAACCGTCGGGGCTTCCTGACGGGCGGGGGAAGAAGCAGAAGAAGGAGGTTGAGAGCGCAGAATGAGTTCAAACGAAAAGCTGTTGATGAAAGTACTCAGCGGCAGGCAGGACGCTTCTGTGCAGTTCAGCGAACTCCAAAGGCTGCTGGAGCTTTTGGGATTTGAATGCCGCATAAAAGGCGACCATTTCATCTATACTAATCCTGATGTAGAGGAAATCATCAATATTCAGCCTGTTAACGGCAAGGCGAAGCCGTATCAGGTGAAGCAAGTCCGCTATCTGATACTGAAATACAAGCTGGGAGGTGGCTTTTGATGTACAAGTACGAAATAATCCTTTATTGGAGCGCCGAGGATATGAGCTATATCGCAGAAGTCCCGGAGCTTCCGGGCTGTATGGCAGATGGTTCGACCATGAGCGAAGCGCTTGAAAACGCACATACGGTCATCGGAGAATGGATTGAGACCGCCCGGGAACTTGGGCGTGATATTCCCGAGCCGAAAGGCAGACTGGCATATGCCTGAAAAGAGGTGAACGAACCATGAGATTACTCTACATTCTGCTAATGCCGTTTCTGATACTTATTCAGGCGGCGAAAGGAAAGAGGTGAGCCGACGTGATTTACGGCTATTGCCGTGTATCCAGCAAGGGACAGCAGCGTTACGGCACGTCCCTTGAAGAACAGAAAAGGCAGATACTGGGCAGCTATCCCGGTGCGCGGATAGTTCAGGAAGCCTATTCCGGCGCGAAGGAGCGCCCGCTGTTCGACGGACTTGTCGGTAAACTCCAGCGCGGCGATACGCTGGTAGTCTGCAAGCTGGACAGATTCGCGCGCTCCGTTCAGCATGGGCTGAACTACATCACTACCCTGCTTGACCGGGGCGTGAAAGTCCACATCATGAACATGGGGCTTGTGGAAGATACGCCGATGGGACGGCTTATAGTCACGAATCTGCTTGCTTTCGCGGAGTTCGAGCGCGCCACCATTCTGGAGCGCACCCAGGCAGGCAAGGAAGCCGCTGCCGCCGCTGACCCGAACTGGAGAGTAGGCAGACCGCGCAAGGAAGTTGACGATGATATATTCCGCAGGCTTGCCGCCGGGAAACTCACCTATAAAGCCGCCGCAAAGGAAGCCGGAGTAGCGCTGAGTACATTCCAGAACCGCTACGCAGAATGGAAGCAGACCGCGTAACTGTATTCTTTCGCGAAAACCCTTGACAGCCCGGAAAATCCGTGCTATAATCAGAACAACAGAATATTTTCAGAGCCTTTGAGCCACTTCTGACCTTTACGGTCGGGGTGGCTCTTTTTTTGTTTTCAGGAGGAAATGTGGAAACATCGGAGCTTATCAGGCGTGCTTCCAAACGGGATATCAGCACATACGATAATCTGTCGCTGTATTTCGATACCGTCCGGCTGGAAACGGACTTTGAAAAAGCACGTCCGCATTACGAACGCATATATGACATCGCGGCACAGCAGAAAGTAAAGCTTGCGCTGTCAGACCAGCAGACCGCTATCAAGTTCTACGAGCTTGCGAAAAAGGCGGCACTCATGCTGGCACCGCACCTGTTTCATTACTATCTTCTCTATGTGGAGTGGGACAGGGAGCCGCAGAAGAAATTCTATGTGCCGAGAATGAACGTGCTGAAACCTGTTGTGGACGCGCTCCAGCGGCTTGAAGAACGTAAATTGAAGCGGCTGACGATAAGTATGCCACCGAGAACGGGCAAGAGTACTCTCGGTATGTTCTTCATGTCGTGGGTAGCCGGACGGCACCCGCTGGGCTCCAGCGCCCTGACCGGATATTCGGACACGCTCACCAAGACGTTCTTTGATGAAATTCTCGGTATCATAACGGACCCGGAATATCTCTGGGCTGACGTGTTCCCGACATCTCAAATCAAGAATATAAGCCGTGAGAACGCTTCGGTGTGCCTTGATAAAAAGCGCAGATTTGCGACGATAACCTGCCGCGGCATCAGCGCTTCGTGGACGGGCGCTATCAACATCAGCGAAATTCTGTACTGCGACGACCTTATCGAGGATCTGGAGGAAGCGCTCAACGAGAAGCGTCTTGACGCCAAGTACGCCGCCTATGCCAACCAGACAAAGGACCGTAAGACGAATGACGCCGTGGAGCTCCACATCGGCACCCGCTGGGCGGTCCGTGACGTTATCGGGCGTTTGCAGGAGCAGTATGCCGACGATCCATATTCAGAGTTCATGGTTCTTCCGGCGCTTGACGAAAACGGAAACAGCAACTTTGAATATCCCTATGGCGTGGGGTTCAGCGCTGAATACTATCTCGACATGAAAGCGAGTATCGACCCCTGCACATGGTCGTGCAAGTACATGGGCGACCCGTATGTGCGCGAGGGACTGCTTTTCGAGCGTGACGAGCTGAACTACTACAACGGCGTGCTCCCGGACGGCGAATGCGATATCATGTCCGTGGTGGACGTTGCATGGGGCGGCGGCGACAGCCTTTCCGCGCCGATAATCTACTGGTTCGGCGATACAGGGTATGTGCATGACTGGGTGTTTTCCACCGGGGATAAGTCGGTCACGCAACCGCTTGTCTGCGCGGCTTATGCCCGCAATAATGTTGCGAGGGCGCGTTTTGAAGCGAATGTCGGCGGCACGGAGTACGCGGAGGAAATCGACAAGTCCCTGCGCGAGCGAAATTACAAGATGTCGATACAGAGCCAGAGAGCTTCCACGAAATCCAGCAAGATGGACAGGATAGTGCGCTGGAGCTCGGATATAAAGTCGCGGCTGGTATTCCGTTCTGACAAGGCAAGGGGCGAGATGTACGACAAGGCGATGAACGAACTTTGCCGCATTTCCGTTGACGCGAAGAAACAGCACGATGACGCGCCGGACAGCCTTGCAATGGCTATGGATTACCGCGATAACGGTCTTTGTTCGGTCAAGATGATAAAGCGGCGGTGGTAGTATGACGAAATTCCTGCTTCTGAATGGGAAACTCACTGAAAAAAAGCCGCAATTCTATTGCGCGCTCCACAAGTGCGGTATCAACGGCGGCTGTATGAAACGGCGCTGCCCGAAGTGTAAGCATTTCAGGGCGCTGTCTGATGAACTGGCGCATTCTATCATGGTTTCATTGCCGAGGAGGTAAACGTGAAAACTACATATGTCCCAACGGCGGATTTACCCTCTTTAACATTTGACGGCAAGACAACAACTTTGGGCGGGGTTGATATTTCAAAGGGTGTTGTCGGGATAAACACGGTTATTACGGCAAATGGAATACCTGTTGCAGTAATTACTGTCCATTGCTCATCAATAGACATAAAAACGGGTTCAACTTAATTTGCGTTCATTTTCGCGGAAACGCGGATTTGATATATCAGGGCTGGCGGCTTGTGTGTTCACCGCCTGCTCTGCCCTTCCTCCTGGCGCAGTCGTGCAATAGTGCGGCTGCGTAAGGTTTGGAATTTCAATATAGCAAGGTGGAGAAGTGGTCTATCTCGCCAGCCTCATTAGCTGGAATCCGTGGGTTCGAATCCCGCCCTTGCAACCATGAGACGGTTTAATGGCATGGTGTCGCGCAGCGCGGTGCTCTAGGTCATGCTGTCTCTATTTTGGAAACGCAGCGCGGCAAGATGACGTGCATACACGGCAGGTTCAAGTGTGAAAAGTGCCCCAACGGATCAGGGGCATACAACTGTATAGCGATAGCAATATCGTGGAAGAAGTTAGGTGATTATCTCACCTGCTAAAATCACCAGCGGGGGCAGGACCCGCCGTTTCCACCACAAAAAGAATACAGTTACAAACAGGAAAATATGTGATATAATGGAGAAAAGGAGGGCGGGAATGCTTATAAAAATCTGCTGTCCGGTATGCGGAAAGCGGCTGTTTGACGCTGATGTTTCCGCTTCCGGAATGATATCCGCTTATTGTAAGCGGTGCAAGGTTGAAAGGCTCATTGAACTGAAAGGAAAGACATGACGGAAAACTACAATTACGGCAGGCGGTGTATCTACACTTCCGAGCGGAATTTCACGGCTGAGAACGTGAAGCAGATAGTTGACCGCGCCATGTCTACGCACAACGCGAATGTCTGCGATATCCAGCGGCTGTATAACTACTACCGCGGGCGCATGGACATTCTCGACCGCACAAAGGAAGTACGGCCAGAGATAAACAATAAAGTCGTAATAAACCACGCCGCCGAGATAACCAATTTCAAGACCGGCTTCACGTTCGGCGAGCCGGTGCAGTACGTTTACCGGGGCAAGGATACGCTTGACGACGCCAACAACAGGGCGGACGACGAGAGCCTTGCGGCGCTGAACAAGCTGATGTACAAGCTCGGCAAATCCAGCAAGGACAGGGAGCTCGCGCAGTGGCTTTTCATCTGCGGAGTGGCACAGCGTATCACGCTGTATGAGGGCAAGGAACTGCATACATATGTGTGCGACCCGCGCTGCACGTTCACAATACGCGCGAACGACTTCACCAAACGCGTGCTGCTGTCAGTTATCTACAGCACGGACGACATGATAGACGATATCACCGATATCCCGAAGAAGAAGTACACGATTTATTCCGACAGCCACTGCTGGCAGTTCGAAGATAACGTGCTTGTCGGCGAATCCGAAATAGTGTTCAATCCTGTCACGGAATACTGGGCGAATCCCACGCGGCAGGGCTGCTTCGAAACAGTCCTCGGGATAATCGACGAACTGAACAACATCGCTTCCAACCGCGCGGACGGTATCGAACAGCAGATACAGTCGCTGACGTGGTTCAATAACGTGGAGATAGACGAGAAGCAGTTCGCGGAACTTGCCGCCAAGGGCGGTATCTGCACAAAATCCGCGCCGAATATGCCTGCAAGCATTCAGATGCTGCAGAACGTACTCGACCAGACCCAGACGCAGACCTACGCCGACGACCTCTATCAGAAAATGCTCCAGATAGCCGCCGTTCCCGACCGCAAGGCTTCGGCAGGCGGCAACACTGGACAGGCTCTCATTATCGGCGAGGGCTGGACGCAGGCGGAAGCTGCGGCGAAGTCGTTTGAGCAGTCGTTTGACGAAAGCGAAAAAGCGTTCGTTGAAAACGTGCTGAAAATCATCAGGACGGTCACAACATCGTCAACGGTGCCTGCGGATTTCGCAAATCTCGCCGTTGACGATATCGACATAAAATTCACGCGCAACAAGACAGATAATCTGCTTACCAAGACACAGGGCTTGCAGAATCAGCTTGAAGCCGGAATACACCCGCGTATCGCTATCGAAAACTGCGGACTGTACTCCGATCCGCAGCAGGTCTATGTTGAGAGCGTGGAGTATCTCGAAAAGTGGAAGCAGCAGGGCGAACAGGATAAGGCGGCGGTCATGAATACCGCTGACGCCGGCGCGCCCGATGAGTTTGACGAGATATTCAGGAAGCTGACTGCAAAGGGCGGTGCGGACGATGGCGCAAGCGAATAGTCTCGCCGCTGTTGACCAGCTCAACATAATCTTTTTCGGGGAGATGGACATAACCTCTGCAGAAAAGCGCCTTCGGGTAGTCATGGCGGCTGCATTACAGCGAATACTGCTCAGATACTACGACACCATTCAACGTTCATTGGCATATTCTCCTTTCCAGCTTGACAGCGCCGCCCTTTATGCGGCGGCTGCTGCCGAGTTCGCACGGAGCTACATTGAACTGTTCAACAGATATTACCCGCAGTACCTTGAATTGCTGGGTGCAAGGGACGCGGGGAATGCTTCGGAGTGGGCTAGAAATCACGCTGTGGAGCTGTCCATGCAGATACTTGACACATCGGTCGGCGGCTGCGATATCCCGCTGTACGACCGCATGCTGAACACCGCGCGGACGGAAGTCAACGCGATGTGCAACCTGGCGCAGATGGACGCGGCGCTCAGCCGGGGATTCACCCGCAAGCGCTGGAAAACGTTCGGGGACAGCAAGGTGCGGCGCACTCACCGGGAAGCTTCCGGGCAGACCGTACCGATAGACCAGCCGTTTATTATCGGCGGATATCAGATGATGTTCCCATGCGATGGTTCACTTGGCGCGGGCGTATCAGAAATTGCCAACTGCCGCTGCACGGTGCAGTACTTATAATTTAATATTTTCAGAGCCATTGAGCCGTTTCACCTTTAGGGGTGGAGCGGCTCTTTTGCTATATATGCACAAAAATTCGCCGCCGCAGCGTTACGCGGTGTTATCAGGAGGTAAAAGCGATGACAAGACAGGAACTCAAAGACTTAATGCCCGACATCACGGACGAGCAGATTTCAGCTATCCTTGCAAAGCACCACGAGGAAATCAACGCCAAGACAAAGGCGGCTGAGGACAAGTTCAGCGCTTACAAGGACAAGGCGGACAAGTACGACCAGGAACAGGCAGACAAGCTTTCCGAGCAGGAAAAGTACCAGAAGCTCATGGAGGAAGCCGCACAGATAAAGGCTGAAAACACGCGTCTGCTGAACCGCACCAAGGTGCAGGAAAAGTTCGTCAAGGCAGGAATCAAGGAGGAGTGCTATTCCCCGCTGCTGGACAGCATTGTGTCCGACGATGAGGGAAAGTCGCTTGCATTCGCTGACAGCCTCATAAGCTCTTTTTCCGCAAACGCGGCGGCTGCTGCCGAAGCTGCAAAGCAGGCGGCAATGCAGACCCCCGCACCGAACCCCGGCGCGATAGGCAATGCCGCCAGCGCGCAGGAACAGTACAACAAGGCGGTGCAGAACGGCTCTATCGTTGACATCATCAAGGCTGCGGACGCTGTTCATAACGCCAGGAACATTCCCACAGACTAACGGAGGTAATAATGGCAACAGGCATGAATTTCGATCTGGTGTCTTACTCCGGTGCGCTTTACACCAAGAGTATCACCACCACACCTTTTCTCAACCTCATCGGTGCGCCCGAGACCACCAATGCAGTTGATTTTTCCGTAAATCAGGAGTACGCGCTCGGCACTCCCTCTCAGCCCAAGATTTCTGAGAGCGATTCGCTGACCGCACCCGAAGCGGCTAACGTTACCCGTTCCCAGGAAACAAACGTAACTCAGATTTTCCAGGAATCCATTGCGATTTCCTATGCGCGTGAGAGCAATATGGGTCAGCTTTCCGGCGTGAACGTTGCGGGGCAGGTTGAGAACCCCACGTCTGAACTTCAGTTCCAGACCGCCGCTACCATGCAGAAGATTCGCAACGACATCGAGTACACCTGCATTAACGGCAAGTACCACAAGTCCACCGGCAACACTGACGCGAACCAGACCAGAGGTATTCTGGAAGCTATCGTCACCAACGCCGTCAAGGAGACCGCAGCGGTATCTTCTTCCACCGTCCGCTCCGTGCTTAAGAGCTTCTTCAAGAAGCTGTATGACGCGAACACCGACATCGATGGCTATCTGCTGCTTATCAACTCTGATATCAAGGCGGCTATTTCCGAAGCTTACGAGGGCAGCGGCTATTTCATGCCCGGCGTAACAGAGGCTGGCATCGACATTCAGAAGCTGATGACCGATTTCGGCACAATCAGAATTGCGCTTTCCAGAACAATGCCGCAGGATACTGCGCTGTGCTTCAATCCTGCTGCTGTACATCTGGTGGAACAGCCCACTCCCGGAAAGGGTAACTTCTTCCTTGAACCGCTCGATAAAACCGGCGCGGCATGGAAGTATCAGATTTTCGGACAGGCTGGTCTGGATCACGGCTTCGAGAAGCTGCACGGCAAGCTTACATTCGGTGCGACATGATAGTACATCAGGGCGACAACGCCCGTATCGTGATGACCTGCGGGAAGGTCATTGCGGAGTTTGAGAACGGCATAGCTGATGTCAGCAAAGACACAGCGGCTGTTCTCGGCTCGATGGGCTACGAAGTTGAGAGAACGGAGGGCGGCAATGACGCAGACAGAAAAGCTGAAAATCCGCCTGCCGGAGATAAGCGACGCAGAAGCGGAAAGTTATCTTGACACCGCGAAAGCCGCTATCATGGCACGGCGATATCCGTTCGAGGATTTCCCGGGCGAACTTGAAGGCAGATACCTCGATTTACAGCTTCGCATAGCCGCTGACCTCTACGCAAAGGCGGGCGCTGAGGGAGAAACTTCCCACAGCGAGAACGGCGTGAGCCGTGCGTATTCCAATGCGTGGGTGTCGGAGGAACTTCTTTCGGAAGTCACGCCGAAAGGCAGGGTGCTGTAATGAGGGATTTGAAGCGCAACCAGATTTCAGTTGAATACGCGCTGTATCTGGGGAACGCGGAGCTTACTGACGGCAACGGCTGTGCTACTGGCGAATTTGCACCGAAATACGGCGACAAAACGGCGCTGATGATTTCAGTTTCCTCCAACAAGGGGGATTATTCCCAGCAGCAGTTCGGCAATCTGCTGGACTACGACCGCACGATGATAACCCACGACACCAGATGTCCGATCAACGAAAATTCACTTGTGTATATCGGCACGGAGCAGTATATCGTCAAGGCGGTCGCAAAGAGCCTGAATGCCGTTCAGTATGCGATAAAGAGGGTGCAGATAGATGAAACGGATAACGGTTAAACTGTCTGCTTCCGGCGTGCGCGAAGCGGTGAGGGAGCTTGCGGAATACCGCGCAAATCTCGAACGAAACGCGCAAGAACTTGTGCGGCAGCTTGCGGATATCGGTGCGAACATTGCGCTGGTGGAAGCAGGCGGCATTCACATGACGGGTGCTTTGCAGAACGGTATTCACAGCGAATACGGCGGTAATACCGGATTTGTGAAGTGCACATGCGGCTATGCCGCTTATGTGGAGTTCGGCACAGGCATTAAGGGCTCACGAAGCCCCCACCCTGACCCGGCGATACTCGGCTGGTCCTATGACGTAAACGGTCACGGGGAGCTCGGCTGGTGGTATCCGTCCGGCGACGGGGACACAAATCCCACACGAAAACGGCTGAAAGACGGCACCTATGTCGCATGGACAAAGGGAATGCCGTCCAGACCGTTCATGTACAACACGGCGCAGCAGCTGAGAGCGCTGGTGATTCCGACAGCAAAGGGAGTATTCACATGATTGACATTGAAAGCACGGTGTTTGACTATGTGGCGACCGCCCTGCGCGAGGAATACAAGGACATTTCGGTTGTGAGCACGTCAAGCGACACCCCGGCGAAATTCCCGGCGGTGTGCTTGTGGGAACAGGACAACAGCTGCTACGCTCCCTCGCAGACGGCTGAATGCAAGGAAAACCACGCGCAGCTTATGTACCAGTGCGAGGTTTACTCCAACAGGCAGAGCGGCAAAAAGGCGCAGGCGCGGGAGATAGCGGCTTTTGTTGACAGAAAAATGCAGGAATTAGGCTTTATCCGGACTTTCGGACAGCCTGTCCCAAATGTTGCCGATATGACGATATATCGCTATACAATGCGGTTTTCGGGCATTATCGGCAGAGATAATATAGTTTATACTTCATAGGAGGTTCATCATGAAGAGAGGAATACCCATTTCAACCGCGGGCACGCAGGTGTGCTGGGCTGTTGAAACCGTTGCAGGCACTATGCCCACGGCGGCAAAGCTGATTCCAGATATCAAGGAGATACCCGACCTTAACCCGCAGCCGGAAGCGCTTGACACTACCGACCTCAGCTGCACGGAGTACAAGACTTTCATCGACGGCCTTAAGGATCTTTCAAGTGCGACATCTTATACGGCTAACCTTACCGCGCTTCTTGAAAAGGAATGGGCGGCAATGGTTGAGGCTTCACAGACCGCAAAGGCGGGCGGTCTTGCGACGTGGTTCTACATAATCACCCCCGGTCTCCAGACTGTAGCGTTTACCGGTTCGCCGTCCCCGCTCGGCGTGAACAGCAGAGCGGTAAACTCCGTAAACGAGATCGCATGCTACATCACTCCCACCGGAGAGCCGAAGCGCACCGATGAGACCATTACTGTTTCTGAGCCTACGGCTTAACCATAACATGACCAATTAACAGGAGGAAAACAAAATGGCAAAGGCACTCACCATTAACTACAACGGCAAGACTTATAAGGCAGAGTTCGACCGCGCGACCGCAAAGGCATACGCACTGACCGGAAACAGAATTCAGGACGTATGGGAGAATCCTTTCGTTGCTATCGCGCCGTTCGTCCACTGCGCTTTTAAAAAGAATCAGCCCGCTATCACAGAGAAGAAGTCCACGGAGATATACGACGCGCTCCCGAAGAACAAGAAGCCTGCATTCCTCAACAAGCTTATCGAAAGCTATGTTGACACCATGCAGGGGCTTATCGGCGATGAGACCGCTGACGGTGACGAGGGAAACGCTACATGGGAGGGTGCGGACGAGGACGAGTAATCTCTCCCGAAGAAACAGTCAAGCAGCTTGACGAAAAGTGCATATTGTGTATGTCGCTCGGCATGAGCTACACGGATTACTGGGAGGGCGAAAACTGCCTTCCCAGCTTTTTTATTCAGGCGTACAACAAGCGGCACAAACGCGAACTGGAAGAACAGAATTTCAGCGCGTGGCTGAACGGCTTGTACTGCATGAATGCATTCAGCGTGGTTTTGTCGAACGCTTTCGCCAAGCAAGGAAGTCCTCAGGCGGAATATCCCGATAAACCGATGGAGATATTCCAGCACGAAAAGACAGAAAAAGAAAAGATGGACGAACAGGAACAGGCGCGCCTGCGCATCAAAATCGCGCTTGATAATTTCGTTGCGGCGTTCAGCGGCAGAAAGGAACAGGAATAATGTCAGAAGCAACGATTGACGAACTCCAGATAGAAATAGAATCCGACGGCGCGGACGCGGCGCAGGCGCTTGAAAAACTCCAGCAGACACTTGAACGGCTGGTTGCGCCGGTGCAGGCGCTGACTACCGGGAATGGGCTGAATAAACTCACAAAGCAGCTTGAAAAACTCGCAGAAGCCGGGCGCGCTATCTCCAGTCTGTCCGGGCTGGACAAGATATCGCAGGCCGCGAATGCGCTGAAATCCCTTGACGCGCTGACTGGAGCTCCGAAAGTGAACAGCTACGTCAACGCAATAAACAAACTTTCGCAGGCTTCCGGAGCAGTTCAGGCGATAGCGGCGTTCCCGGACGTATCTGCGCAGCTTTCTTCGCTCACGAATGCGCTGAACAGTCTGCGCAGCATTCAGGATATCCGGCTTACGCCGCTCATTAACAGCCTGTCACGGCTTCCGGCGGTGGTTCAGGCTATAAATTCAATGCCCGCGATAGACACATCGCGCATTGAAATGCTGAACTCGGCGATGGCGGCATTCCGGACAGAAAACGCAACAGCGATACGTCAGCTTGCAAATGCGCTGAACCGGCTGCCTACGGTGGCACAGCGTATCAACCAGATTGATTTTACGCAGTTCTCGAACAGCATACGGCAGCTTACGACAACGCTTGAACCCCTCATGCAGAGGGCTGAACAGGCGGCTCAGGGGCTCACTGCACTCGCACAGGTAATGCAGGCGGCAAGCCGTCAGTCCAACAACAGTGGCGGTCTGGGCGGTCTGGGGCGCACCCTCGGCTCGCTGTCCACAAAGTCCCTGATTTCGTGGGCTTCGCTGATGAAGTTAAAAAAGGTTCTCAACGATTGTTTCAACGTTTCCGCGCAGTATGTTGAAAACTTGAATCTATTCAACGTCACAATGGGAAAATCCGCGTCCAGCGCGTTTGAATTTGCGGAAGCAGTCAACGCGGCGCTCGGCGTTGATACCTCGGACTGGATAAGATATCAGGGATTCTTCCAGTCTGTCGGCAAGGGCTTTGGCGTAGTCTCTGACAAGGCAGATCTCATGTCCAAAAATCTGACCCAGTTGTCTTATGATATTTCTTCGTTCTACAACATCAGCACGGAGGAAGCTTATAATAAGGTGCAGTCGGGCTTTGCCGGGGAACTTGAACCGTTAATCTTAGCGGCTTGATACAGTGATGTATCTCGAATAACGTAGTGAACCTGCACATGCAGGGTGTGCGCCTCGCGTACAGCAACCGCAGGAAATGGCGGTCAAGAGGTGTGCTAACAGGGGAAAACTAAGTCTAAAGGTAATATGAAAGGTATTGTTTATCAGTATAAAATCAACGCAAAATATTATGTAGGCAAGACATTCGGGCTGGAGCGTAAGCGAAAGGATAAGCACCGATACGAAGCTTTCAAACTTCAAAAACAAACTCCTTTTGCAAAAGCAATCAGAAAATATGGCTGGGATATGGTCGCCAGTGGTTACAGTGTTATTGAAACCATAGAAGCTGATACCAAAGACGAGCTTAACAGGCTTTTGATTGAGCGCGAAGCATTTTGGATAAGAGAACGAAATTCCATCGCCCCAAACGGATATAATGTGATGGCGAGCGGTTCGATATCGCCGCCGCACACGTACAACAAAGAGGAAATATATAAGCGCGTCTCTCAAAGTCTTAAAGGCAAATACATGAACTGCCTCGCTACAAGCCGCCCAGTCTATTGCATAGAACTTAAAACGTGGTATCCGTCAATAAGCGAAGCTGAAAGGCAGCATAACATAGCGAGTGGTGGCGTTGAGAAAGCGGCCAGCGGAAAGAATGTCAGCGCGGGCGGGTTCCACTGGTCTTACGAAGAAACTTATACATACCGCGCTGATCTGATAAAACAATCAAGAAAGCCTGTCTATTGCGTTGAAACAGGCAAACAATATCCGTCCGTTTATGCTGTGGCAAAAGAACTGTTCGGAGAACAAGCAAACTCCAAAAAGTCCTTGGTGCAAAATGCGCTGAGACACAACAGAAAAACGTGCGGTTTAACCTTTAGATATGTTAATCCTGTGCTTTCGGAAACGGAAGTCTAACGACCATTCCATCGGGCGTGAAATTCGCCAACAGAAGTAGGGGCGGGGTGAAATTCCCCGCTGGGTGAGAATCCCTTAAATCGAAGTGCTACGGCAGTAAATACTACTGCGTGATATGGTCTACTCCCTATGAAATATCGGGAAACCGAGGGTGCAAAGGTAAGACGATTAGGCTTCGCATTAGACGAAGCGACATTAAAACAGCTTGCATACAGCAAGGGCATAACCCAGTCCTACGAAAGCATGACGCAGGCGCAGAAAGCGCAGCTACGCTATGTGGCGATGATAGAGCAGGCTCAGAACATCGGCGTTACCGGAGACATGAGCCGCACAATCGACACCGCTTCCAACGGCGTGCGCGTTCTGGAAGCGCGTATTCAGCAGTTCACCCGCGCGCTCGGAAATATGCTCATGCCTGTGCTGTCGGCGCTCCTGCCATATTTCACGGCGTTTGTGCAGGTGCTAACCGAAGCGGCAAACGGTATCGCAAATTTCCTCGGCTTTGAGCTGCCAAAAATCGACCTCAGCGGCGTTTCCAACGGCTATGACGATATCGCGGGCGCGGCTGACGAAGCAACGGCGGCAACGGAAAAATTCAAAGGTTCGCTGGCTGGAGTTGACCAGCTCAATATCATCGGTTCGCACACGAATAAGAGCGGTTCGGGCACCGGGTACTCCACTGACCTTGATATCGAACTTCCCACTTATGACTTCCTCAACGGCGTTGAGAGCAAGACAAAGGAAATTGCGGAGAACATCAGTAAGTGGTTCAAGGAGGCTCTGCCTTGGATTGAGGCGGTGGGAACAGCCATTGCTACAGCGTTTGTGGGTACAAAGGTAGTCACTTTTATTACCAACTTGCGCAGGGTCGGGGCTGTTCTGAAAACGCTTACTTCTCAGATAGGAGAAAAAGGTGCAAGCAAATTGTTTGGAGCGCTGGGCGGTCTGGCTACCGGCGCTACATCTGGCGTACTTCTGTATAATTCACTTAAGAGACTTGTAAAAGGGACTGGTGACTTAACAAATAACTGGTTGCAGCTAGCGGCTGGCATAGGCATAGCCGGAGGCGCGATAGCGGCGTTCATCGCACTCGGAAACCCTGTCGGCGCTGTGATTACACTGGTCGGCTCATTGACCGGGGCTATGATTGGCTGTACTACTGCGGTGCGGGAGCTCACCGACGAAACATATAAATCTGTGTTCTACAGCAATGTTGGCACATCTATTCAGGATATCGCTGATAAATACAGCGCATGGGCAGATGAGATAACCAAAACCGACGATAAGGTTGCCCAAAACCAGCAAGCGATAGAAGCAAACAAGAAAACCATTGAGGATTCTCTCGGCACTCTTGACGACCTCGCAAAATCGTTCGAAGCCAGCGGCAATATGTCAGAGGAAGCTGCCGGGAAAATCAAGGAAGCAAGCGAAAGCATGAGCAACGCAATTTCCTCGAACCTGACAACTGAACTTAATAATGTGATTTTAGGCATAGGCGATTCGTGGGACACTGTCGCTGAAAAAGCCGGACTTGCAAAAGATGCGATTATTGACGCTCTTTATGCTGACAAAAATCAGGGCAACGAAGCGCTTACAGCATTGCAGAAGCAGATGTCAACAGCTATGCAAACGCTTTCCACTACCGAAAAGAGCTCAGCGGAATATCAGGCGGCGCTTAAGGAATACAACACCGCGCAGGATAAATATGTGAAGCTTGCCGAAGCTTCTGTCAACTCTCAAAGCAAAGAGTATATCGAACAGCAGCTGTCTGCACTGACTGCTGACAAAATAGCGCTCATGGACGAAAACACTGCCAGAAGCGCTATCGCTCGGATAAGCGAAAGCTACAAGAGCGCAGCTGAAAAAATGAGCAGCACCAAGTCATCTTCTATCTCTTCGCTGGACACTTTGCAAGCTCAATATAAAGTATTGGGCGTTGACACGAACGATACTATATACGAGGGATTGCGCCGCGGGATTGAGGACAACTATACACAAAGAATTAGTGAGCTGAGTTCTCAGACCGACGATGTTGTAAAAAAGCTCAGGCAGAGGATTGACGAACTCACCTCCAAATCCGGCACAGAAGCAATAAAAGACCTCGCAGGGCGTGTTAATACAAATCCTTTTGAAGCCACCAACTTTGGTGAGTTTATCTCGAAAAACGCGTCAAGGATAGGTGCAGATTGGGAAATGGGCTCGGCTTGGTTACGAGGAGCACTGGGCGGCGTGGACACTGAAACTGTGTTGAGAGGAGATTACGAGGACAGAAACGGCGTTTCCGATTTAAAGGAAAGCGTTGAGGAACTGGACTCTGAAATCGCTGCCACTGCGGCAATGACTGTGACACGCGAAATGAAAAGTCAGGGACCTGTGGCTCAGTCTAGCTCAGGGTATGCTCGCGAAGCGATGTCAGATGTTTTCAACGAAACGGTTGTAAACCAAGCCCCGGCAACCGCACCGGAAGTTGTGGTAAATCTTCTGGCGCAGTTTGACGGCGATGACATTGCCGCTTCAGTTCAGCGGATATCCGATCGCGAATTTCAGTTTTCGGACGGTAGGTAATACTTGACAAAACCCCTCTTATGTGTTATAATCTGATGCAAGGAGGGGTAGTTTTATGGAAAAAGAAAACAATCAGCCGACGGCATACAGTGGCGGAATAGGTACCAATGGCTTAACTGCCAAACTGCCGACAAACAAATATTCGGCATCTGACAAAGCTGCAAACAATCTCGCAACATTTGCCACGGTTATCACGGTGATTCTTATCGTTTTGCTGGCGTTTGCCATTGTTATTTCTCTCGGTATCGTAATTTTTGCCAAGGAAGGTGATGCCAAGCTGGCTAATCTTGGTTATTGTCTGATTTTTGTTTTCGGTATATTTGCTTCACTAGCGTTCAATTGGGCAGTTGCTGTTTTCGTCAAAATGTATGAAAGCCAGAGAGATACTGAGGTCAACGTTTCGAAAATCGTTGAAAAATTGTGTGCAGAAAACAAGGACGAACCATTAGATAACAGCAAGACAAACGAATAAAACACTTTCCCGCCCTGCACAAAAACGCAGGGCGGTTTTCTGCATGAAAATACTGAATAAAAAAGCGCCCGGCAAAAGCAGGGCGCAAAACTTATACATCATCATCGCTGACATCGAAACATAGACTGATAAATCTATTTTTACCTTCTATAAGATTTTTTATTTTCTGGCACAAAAATACGCATTCCCAATCATACCGTGGTTTTATTGCATTCAAATTTTCCGGTTGTTGAAAGCCCAAAACACCGCTATAATATGCGACAAGTTTCTCTTTTTCGCCTGGAGTGGATTTGTCAGCCGCAAAAAGCGAAACATATTCGCAACCAATTATTTCGCAAACATTCTCAATTATAGGAACTATTTTCATCCAAAATATAGCTGCACCTACCGTTGATTTAGCTCCATAGCTTTTCCAAATCTCATCTGCTTCGTAGTTTTTGCAAAAATTCACCAGTTCAATGCACGGATATGTCGAGGTGACATATAAGTGCCTTTGCTTTTCCTCTTTTTGGAGTTTGTTTATTTCTTGAAGCCTTGCCAAGACATACGCCACTGCCATATCATCTTGGCTATCAAAATCAAAATCTCCGTCTTGAACCATCGCTTGAAATGTCTGAGGGTCAACGTCTCCAACATCGTTTTGGGACTTATCAGCCAAAAAATTAAGTTTTGCAACATCTTGTGGGTTTAACCCGTCTTTATTAAATACTTGCCCCGTTTGCAATGAAAAGAACGCTAAAACAGTGCTTTTATAGAGAACGACATAATATAAATCGTGAAAGTCAATTTTATCAACCTCACCGATTATGTAGCGCTTGAGCCTGTCCAACATCTGCTCTGAAACAGCAGTGCGGAAATCATCACGATCTCCGCACGCAAAATCCTGCAATTGGTTTAACAGTTTTTCTTCGCCTTGGTGCACTCTGCGGCACTCCAGATTGAGGACAAATTCATAAAATGTCATTCGCTGCACCTTAATTTCTTGACACGTTCTGCATCGACTTTAATATCATCCGTAGACATTTTATTACTTCCGTTTTCTCCCTCTGGAACTCCAATGCGAGCGTTTTTCCAAGATGTTTCTTCATGTGACATCATGCTAAGGCTCCAAGATTTAGTTTTCGAATAGATGTCGAAAACCTTGTCGATTATTTTCTCTGTAACGCCATCAATATGGCATTGAGGAAAATGGTTAACTTTGTAACGCCATCTTATTTCCGTCATAACAGGCCCGAATTTCCAAGCTTCAAATTCTTCGTTAAAAAGTGGCACTCCTGTTTGGATAAAGGATTCCCGCTGAACGAAATAAAGCAGCTTGTGGAGCTTCATTTCATCAATCTTCTTGCCATATTTTTCTTGATAGCGAGAATATATTGTTGAAGCTATCTCAGCTACGCTATACATAAAGCACTCCTCCTTTGTTTATATTATTTCCCTTTATGTTATTATAACACAAATTAATAAAAAAGCCACATTCTTAATTTATATATAGCCATATATAAATTGATATACCGAAAAGAATACAGTTACAAAGCCGCAAATCCATGCTATAATGGATAGAGAGCCACAGAGCCGTTTGTCGAAATGACAGGCGGCTTTTTTTCGTTTGCCGCCGTTGACATAGTGAAATCAAGGCGGTGAAACATGGCTGATATAGAGAAATTATCATTGCTCAAAATAAACGGCGTTGAAGCGCCTACCCCGCGCGAATGGACGGTAGTAGACAGCGATTTCGACAGCGACGACAGCGTGCGCGACGAAGCCGGATATCTTCACAGAACGGTTATCCGCAGAAAGCATCACGCGCCAAAATATAAATGGCGGCTGAAAGCAAAAGACCTGTCAAAGCTGCTGAACATGATAGACGACACAACACTTGAGGTAACATACTACGACCTGCTCACAAGAAAGCAGATAACGTTCACCGGATATCCGCAGGCAACAAGACAGCCCAAGCTTGTCTTGCAGCGGAGCACTTACGACGAATGTATCTTTGATTTCGAGTGCAGCTTCATCGAGTATTAAGGAGGGAAAATGTACCCAGTTTCTGAAAAGTACATAGAAGCAATACGCGCCCCCGTCCGTGAAGACCGTATCACCGGCGGTATAAGGCTGAAAGACGGAACCATAATCCCTGTTGACGACAGTATAATCGTGCAGAAGTCCCTGACCGTCACACGTAAAGTGAGCAGCTCCTCCAAGTTCGACATCGGCACGGTGAACTCTGCGGAAATGCGGATAAAAATACGCGACGCCAAGGCATACGATCATGATTTCGGCGGAGCGGTTATCAGTCTTAAATACGGCATTGTCACCGCTACTGCGGACGACGGATCCGAAACATGGGAAGACGTCCCGCTGCCGCCGTTCTATGTTGACGGCGGAGAGGCTGCCCGAAAGCAGAACATGGTGAGCCTTACCGCGCACGACACGCTCAGCAGACTTGCAGTTGACAAAGGGTCGCCGCCAACGACCAGCTTTTACGCGGCACTCACATATTTCTGCAACCGCTGTAATGTCGGCGTGGCAATTTCGGAAAGCGACTTCAACGCACTCCCCAATGCGGATATCACGCCCGATTTTTCAGCGGAAAGCATTCAGTCCTGCTGGGACGGCGTGATGTGGATAGCACAGACCGTGAATTGCTGTGCATTTGCCGATTATCGCGGGCTGGTTCAGCTCAAGCAGTACAAATACGAGGGCGGCGATAATTATGACCGCCTTATAACCGGCAAAGAGCGCACCAATATAGAATATAGCGACACACGCACTTACCTTGCATATCTGCAATCGTATGAGGGCGAAAATGTGAAGCTGTACAGCAGGGTCAAAACCTGGACTGGAACTGATGCCCCGCATATCAAGGAAGGCGCTTTGAACTTGCCGAAAAACCCTGTCGTGCAGTCGCTTTCCGCCGAACAGCAGGCGGCGATAAATCAAAGCTATCTTAACAATCGCAGCTACCCTACTCGCTATGTCAAGGCAAGCGGCGTTCCAGACCCGGCAATAGAGCCGCTAGACGTATTGGCATTTTCCGGAGGAACTATCGACATCGGGCAGATAATCAGCGTGGCTACACAGGTAACGTGGAAGTACCGCAATGGAGGAACGATATATTGTGCGAATGCTGATGAATACTCCGATGCCGCGGACGGAACCAGCGCAATAGCTACGCTTTCGCTGGAAAGCGATGTCGCGAAACAATCCGATGAAGCGCCCGTTATGCGTACGCAGCCCAAATCCCAGACAGAAAAGCAGATAGACGAGCTGAGGAAGCAGCTCAGTAAGTCAGGAGGAACTGCGGAAAAACTCCAGACAACAGGTTCAAAGTACTGGGCGGTCACAGACGATAGCGGAGTATCCTTCGGCACTGATGATTCCGGCAAGATAGCCTTCCTGACTAAGCAGGGCACTGGAACTGGCTTTCGGCTGGGTGCGTATGGGAACACCGGCATGGAGTTTAAAGGCTCTGGGCTAGGCAAGATAAGGCTGTACGACCAGAGTGATGGCAACTGCTATCTCTATGTGGAAAGTGGTGCGGAATTTCCTATAAATATATGCACGAGCGACGGTGAGAGCTGGAGCGACCACACATCAATTCGGGTCTTCAACGGCGGTAAGCTCAGAGTATACCCGGACAGCCTGACTATTCAGACAGAATCACGAACTACGCTGACGTTGAAAATCACAAGCGATGGGTGGAGCTTAGGCACGACGGGCAAAATGCTTGAAGCAAAGTCAGACGGTTTGTATTTCAACGGCAAAAAGGTACTTTTGGAGGGATAAATTATGACATCAAAGACTATCACGCTCACAGGCGCGGAAATCAGGGCGGATTACTCGGGCGGCACAAACGCCTGGCTCCGGAACGACGGTACTGCAACGGTGTACGCGTCCACTGCTCCGGGAGTTACGGCAGGGGCTGACGGAGTAGTCAGCATTCCGGCGGGACAGGCAGCGGCGATTTACGGAGCCTGCGGCTCTGTGTACCTGCTCGGCACCGGCTCGGTTCAGCTTGTAGGCTCGGACTACACCGCATGCCCTTTTAAGACGGCAGCACTGGGCGGCTCGGGTGCTGACAGCGTAGCCAGAGCCGCCATAGAAGCGCACGCGGCTGACACGGATATCCACGTAACAGCCGATGAGAAGGCGTACTGGAATACGCTGAGCGGCAAGAACGAGCTTGACAATCCGGATTTCCGGGTAAATCAGCGAGGACAGAACGAGTATTCCACCGGCTACACCGTGGACAGGTGGTACATCTCCACTGATAAGTGCAAAGCTGCTCCGGAAACCAATGGAATCCGCCTGACTGCTACAGCAACGCTGACTTCAAATACCCATGCGTTCTGGCAGAACAACGAATTCCCGCTTCCACCGGGAAAATACACGCTATCTCTCAAGGCAGCGGACGTCACCGGAGTATGGGCCGCGCGTATCCGCACTGTGACCGCAGCCGGGGACTACGTTGACAGCTACTATACTCCCAGGCTTCAGGCTGGAATAAACAGTGT